TTTATATTTACCAGATAAGAGAAACATAGAACGAAAGATGCATTCAATCCTAACATTTAAAATGGAAAACAAACGGAAGGGATGTATCAATCGTGATAAGAATGGATGTAAAAATATACAAAAGGTATTTAATCACTATATAGAAACAGGAGAAAGACCTGAAAAATATAAGCGTGATTATAAGTTTCAATAAAATATACTAACCACTACAATCGTAATTGGTTGTAGTCGTCAAATAGTATAATGCTCTGTAAGAGTGCATTTATATCACCAAAGAGATTAACTGAACGATTTTTTATTTTTTATAGAAAGTTTGTCTCATTTTTCTTTTCGGTCGGTGTAATCATATTTATCTAATTTAATATTTACATATGATTAATGTATTTTAAAAATAGATGTAAGATAAATTACTAAAATTAATAAGAAGAATAGTCACCACCTCCATATCCATTTACATAATTAGAATACATACCTTGAACATTATATTGATTTTTAAATGAACTTACAACAGAATCGAGTTCTGAACCTTCTACAGTATTATTTCTAGCACTTTCTAATTGAAAATTAGATGTAAAAGAATTTTCTGTGCATTGATTTACTGAATTAGTCATATGTTCAGCATTCATAATAGGTTTTTTGCTTAAATTATTATTTACATAAGAAGAAGGGGTTGGAATAGTATTATCACCAGCACTGGTTAGTTGACTTTGATCGGTAAATGGTAAATAAGAGCAATTTTCTACAGGGTCAGGTATATTAGTCATATGTTCAGATAGATAAATAGGTTGAGCAATTGAAGTTAAACTTGATTTAATTTCTGTTCCAGCATTTCTTATACCACGGGTAAAACCAGTTCCCATTTGATTAACTCCACTCAAAACTCCTGATGAAAGTTGATGAGACCCAACCGAAACGCCAGCACCTACATTATAAACTCCATTAACTACACCACCACCAATGTTATTTACACTGCCTAATGCTCCATTTCCTACGCGAGCAGCTCCTTCAACTAATCCGTCACTAATATGTTTTACACCACTTAATAATCCAGAACCAATTTGACTGGCACTATTGATAATACAATCACCAAGAGTAGACACTCCTCCTACAACACCAGTTTTAATATCTTGAACTCCTCCAACAACACCACTGCCGACGGCATGAACACCACCTAATACTCCATTGGAAAGTTTACTAGCACCTGATTTAACGCCTGAACCTACACTATATGCACCGCCTACTACACCAGTTCCAACACTTGCTACCGCATTAACGGCACTTGCCCCAGCTGTAGAAACACCTTGAATTGTTCCAGCCACTACATTATTAGATGCGTTATAAGTTGCTTGTCCAAGGTGACCCGCACTATCGACAACACCAGAACCAATATTTGAACCGATATTTATTACCTGTTGGCCAAGTTCTCTAGTTAAATCAGACAGACTATTTTTTACAATAACTGGTGTGGGTAAAACGACCTTAGGCATTTGAGATTTAATATTAGCAATTTTACCTTCTAAAATTTCATGACTACTTTGTCTTACTAATTCTGCGTCAACAACATTATTATTTTTTTCCATCTCTTTTTCAATAAATTTATCCCTAGCCATTTCAGATTGGAGAACCCGAGTCTTTAATATTTCAGCAGGATTATCATATAATTCTTTACCAATAACAGCTCCTTCTTTAGCACTTGGTAACCATGATATTCCTTCTTCACTTGTAATACTTAAACTTGTATCATATAATTTATACTTATCCGCTGTCTGCAAAATGATAACAAATACTATAGCCAACATTAATGCGGTTAGTGGGTCTTCTTTATATCCAACATAGACAATTAATGATGCGAAAATAATTCTAATTACGGTGCTATCCAAAAAAAGAGCTAAATTTTTTGGTAAATTGGGAGCAGCAAATGCAGCAAATAATCCCAAAAATACTCTCAAAGATACACGAGCATAGGGATTACTCAATAATTGTTTTAAGTTTAATTCAGTATTGTTTATAGCCTGTTGTAAAGTGGAATTTAATTGACTTAAATACACGTTCGAATTGGATACTATATCTTTTTCCATATTATATCTTTATTTGAGAAATATTTTTTTTATAAATAAAGATATAATTAATATTTGATATTAAATGTTTTAATAGATAAATCATTATTTTGATTTTGATTTTGTACAACATCAGTCATAATAGTATTCATATCTATGTTATCATAGTCTAAACTTGGTCTATAATATGGAGTTTCTTCAACAAAATTATTCCTATCATTTAATGGATAAAAAGGCATTCCTAAAAAATCAGATTGTTTTTTATCATATGTGTTAGAATCGCTTACTGGTAATCCAGGAGACGATACGAAATCTTCTTGAGTTTTAGAAGATTTCTCATTTTTTTCTCTAATCATATTCATTATTATAACAAAAATACCTGTTAATAATAAAGATAAAACTATATTTTTATTTGATACAAATAATACCATAAATATCATTAATGATTTAAATGCTTCTGTTGAAAATACATTTTCATAACTTGGATAAAATACTTTTGCCGCCTTAGGTCCAATAAATATCAATAATAAAATAAATATCGCAAAAGCTACACTTGTTTCAAATTCCTTTTCAGCCATTTTATATAATATAGACAGTTATTTTGTTTTGTTTGATATAATTATAAAAATAATAATATCAAACATCTTTCTAATTATTAAATTATATTTAAATTTATTAATAATTTTTATTTAACTATTAGTTATGTTCTTTATTTTTCCTAAGTGATATAATTTATAAATTACATAAATAATAGTTCTGATTTACAGTATTTATATATAGTAATATATACAATCTAAATCATTTATTCATCATCAGTGCTTACGCTTTCATCATCTACTTTTGTTTTATTTTTTTTATTTTTAGAATTCATAACTGGGCTTGTTCTCTTTATTGTTCCTTTTTTTCCACTCAAAGATTTTCGGGGTGCGATTTCTGCTTCTTTAGATTTGGTAACTTTACGTGTCTTTTTACTAGTTGGTTCTTCATCTGCTTCTTCATCTGCTTCTGCGGTTTTGTTTAGACTTGGTTCAGGGGATGAATCACTAGAAGTAGATTTAGAATCGGAGTTATCTGTATCTACAGTGCATTTAAAATTAAAATTTTTAGGCATCATATCTTCGGTAAAATGTTCACTGTTATTAGGTAAACTAGAACTTTCATACAAATTATAGTTTGCTATATAGTTTTTAACTTGTTGTGTAAAATCTTCTCTAATATTTTCAGTATTAACTACAGACATAATAATTAAAAATACAATTGATACCGCTAATGCTAATCTTAAATCTTCAGAACCAAGAAAAATTACAAGCACCATTACTAAAAATCTAAAAATTGCTGAATTAAATAATGAAGAGACAAAAGCAGGTGGTTTTGGGGACAATCTTGGTCCATATATAGTAAGAATTATAGCAAGGACACCATATATAAGGGGATTGGTAAGAACTGTCTTTAATTGACTTTCTATGTTTTCCATAATTATATATAATTAAAACATAAAAAAAATATTTTATATAATTATCTTTTTTAAATGTTTTATAAATTTTGGCTTATAAATCTTTCAATGTCTGAAACAGTTCTATCGCCATCATATTCAATTAGTGTACCATTCTTTTCCAAAATCATGGTTGGGAATCCTTTAACATTATATTTTCTTACCATATCTGGTTGATTATCGGCATTTATTGCTTCTAAATTGCATCTTATTCCTTTGCGTCTAATAAGTTCTGGTAATTCATTATCAAATGTGGGTTTAAATCTTTTGCAGTGTCCACACCAATCAGCATAAAATAATTTTAATGTTAATGGTTGACTTTCAAAATCTTCTCTTACATAATTATAATTTTGAAATGGTTCAACTTCTTCTTGTTCAGTTTGTTCAGGTTCTTCTTCAAAATGTTCATTAAAATGACTAAAATTATTCCCACCGTTTACAAAGCTTTCAATTCCATATCCTTCAAAAAAATCTTGACCAGCGGGATTTCTGTAAGAATTGCGGAAGTTACCAGAACGAAAACCTTCTTGAAAACAGGAACCTGAACCACAGAAACGTTCTTTTTCTTCTTCATTGTTACTCATAAAATGTTCATCTGTTACTTCTTGCTCCTCTTCAAAATGCTCACGATATGAACTGAAATGTTCTGGAACAACAGGAACTTGAGCAGGGGGGATTTCATCATCCTCACCATTTTCAAAATATTCTGGTTCATTAGTATCTTCAGCTGGGCTTTCGACTTCATCAGCACCTTTAGCTGGGCTTTCGACTTCACCAGCACCTTCATCAAAACCTTCAGCTTCACCAGCACCTTCAGTAGATCCTTCAGCGGTGCTTTCGGTTTCTTCATCTTCAAAATTCTCCTTAACCTTCTTTTCCTCTAATTTACTTTTTTGATTATAAGCAAACACTAAGAATGCTACACACACAGCTAAAAGTCCTAACAGTAGTAATAATATTTTGTCCATTGCTATTATATATATTTAAAAAATAAGAAAAAAATATCAGCAACGAATATAAATCTAAAGATTTAAATATAATTAATAAATAAATGATCAAGTGTTTAATATTTAGTGGCGGTTCATTTAAAGGATTTTCCTATATTGGGGTAATGAAATATATAGAAGAACATAAATTATGTGAAAATATATCTTGTTATTATGGAACATCTATTGGCGCTATAACAGCTGTCTTGTTATCTATAGGCTATACATCAACGGAATTACAATACTGTATTTCAAAATTAGATTTTGAAACTTTAGTGAATATTAAAAATATTAATATTACAGACCTTTTTGAAACATTTGGTTTCATAAATCCATTGAAACTATATCATCTTTTAGACTTATTAATTGAAAAAAAAACTAAAATAAAAAATATAACTTTTGAACAGCATTTTCAAAAATACCAAAAACGAGTTGTAATTACAGGTTCTAATATATCATTATTAGAATGTCATTATTTTGATTACAAAACTCAACCTAACTTAAAAATATTAGAAGGTTTAAAAATTTCATCATGCATACCATTTATATTTAAACCTATAACGTTTATGAACCATTATTTTGTAGATGGAGCATTATATGATAATTATCCAATATTAGAAGCATCTAAATATTTTAAACCAAATGAAATGTTAGGGTTTCATATTATTTTTGATTATAATATTGCTTCTAAAGTAGAAACTATAGAAGACTATGTTAAACATTTTATATTTAGTTTTGCTATATCTATAAATAAAATGCCCTTTTTACATTTCGAAAAATGCACTATTCCTATTGTTCATAAAGATGTTAGTATTTTATCCATTGAACAAGAGAATATTAATGATATTATTAATATTGGTTATGAAAGTATAAAAAAATATCATGTAAATAATCCAAAAATATTTCATAGTATTAAAATAAATTTAAATAGTTTAGATTATGATAAACTAAAATAATTATTTAAAATATATGAATTATAAATATTATTTAATAGCAACAATTATATTAGTAATATCGCCTTTAATAATTATTACTATTCCTAAATACATATTTTTGATTAACATTTTAGCGATACTGTTTATCGTAAATGGTTATATTAATTTCGATAAATATATTTATTTACTAATTTTATTAGTATTACTATTTAGGTTTATATTCATGGACAAAAATAGAGATAAAAATAAAAAAGGTGTAGTTGAGTATTTTGATAATGATGATGATAATAGTGATGATAATAGTGATGATAATAGTGATTATGTAACAAATCAAGACGATTATAAAAAAGATGAAACGGAATATATGGATGAAACGGGTATAGAAGAATTTTTAATTAAAGATAAATTTAGTAAATTACATGATGTTATTCACGAATATCAAAATGCATTAGAGCGTAATAAATCTTCATTAGAAAATAATCCAGAAGCCGTATAATTCAAAAAAATAATAATAGTTAACTTTAGTTTTATTATTGAAATGTTTTTAAAAACATAATTTTAATTATATTTAAAAAAATTTCATTTTGTTATTGATATTTGGGAAATATTTATATTATTATTTAATTTATTTAACATATGATAATCGATAACTTCAGCATAATCATTGGATAATAAATCATTTAAGGTGTACTTTTTATACCAAATATTATTTTTAATTTTAAGAAGACAATTCTCAACAGATATAATTCGATAATGATAGCATAACAAGAAACCAGTATTAATATCTGTTTCTCTAAGATTATAATAATAAGGATCTAAAATATACGGTTTATTATGTATACTTTCTACAACTAACAGATTAGATATGTTTGGTTTAATAGGATGGTGATCTTTAATGTCCTCAAAATACTTTGGTTTAAAAATACATTTTACTTCAATTGTATTGTATCTACATTTAAATTTCGGCTCATCTGATATAAAGTTTATATGTCGTTTATTATGATTCCATCTATATATATTTGTTTTTAATAGTGACTGTGGGTTTTTAAGAATTCTATTACAAGACATCATAACCCATGGAATTTTAATACATATAGCATCTTTAAATGTAGTCATTAATTCATCTCGTATAGTATTTTCTTTATTTCTCTTTGTTGTGATAAATTCATCAACATCAATGTAAATAATCCATTCAAAAAATGGCCTAATACTATTATATAGAGTATAAATACTTCTTTTTAAAATAATATTGTTATCAAAAATAATTATAACTCTTTCGTTATTTATTAAATTTTTATAAATCTCTTTATTGGAATTATCGTCTAAAATCATTATTACATCGACACCTTCTTTTAAATAGTAATCGACAAATTCATCTATATAAATTTCATCTTTACATCGCGTAATGAGACCTAGAAAATACTCCATAATATATTATAATTTTATAAATTAAATATATATTGATAATTTAATCATTTTAAATTAACATTTTTATAAAATATATATAATATAATGGATATAATTAATAGTATAGATAGATATGCATTTAATTTAAGTAACAATAAATATTTTATTGGTATGATGATGGTATTATTAAATTTAGGAAGTAGATATATATTTTTAGAATTGGGTAAATCTCATGATGTATTTTTTAATCAGCCTATTGTTCGTCGTCTTTTAATATTCACTGTTTTTTTTGTGGCTACTCGTGATATAATTGCTTCTGCTTTATTAACAGCTGTTTTTATTGTATTTTTCCTTGAATTAACTCATGAAAAAAGTAAATATTGTATTTTACCTAAAAAAATGGTAAAATTGGAAACAGATGAAAAAGGACTTGTTTCAGCAGATGAAATTAAAAAGGCTTATTTAACATTAAAAAAGACAGGACATATAGAGGAATTTTTAAATAAACATAAAAATAAAAAACATTTGTGAGTAATATAATAGAATGCTTCCTAATTATGCGAATTTCGAAAATAGTCCAAAAACCTGGACTAAAGTAACTGGATATAATCAGTTGGTTGTATTTAAAAAAATGAATCAGCAAAATTCGATTGAGATATCTTTACACAATTATAATGTTCCTTATAAAAGTGAATAATTGTTAAATAATATTATCATTTTATAAAAATAGTATTTAAAATTTATTTTTATAAAATAACATTTGTTTTAATTTTTAGATATAGCAATTTTGTAAACATACTCTAAAACTACAATCATCAAAATACCAAGACAAACTACTATCAATAAATCCCATTGTGAAAAAATGCCCTTTGGTTTTGTTAACATCGATTTTTTCTGCATTAACTTATTTAATTTTTCATTTTGCAGTATAAGATACTTTATAATATCATTTTTATTTTTATATTTTTTTGTTAATTCTTTAAACCGTGTTGTGAGTTGAATAGGTTCATCGTCTGAAGTGCTCGTGGAACTTGAAACTTTATCACTGTCTTCTGATTTTTCAGAACTAGTATCAATATCGTTTATAATATTATCTATAGTATCATTTAAATCTTCTTCCTTATGACTAATATCTGCTTTTTTAGACTTTTTATACTTAATTTGGTGAACAGGTGATTTTATATGTTTTCTATTTTTAGATATTATTGATTTACTATATTGTGTAATAGGTAATTCATTATTTTTCTTATTAAATGGCATTTCTACATTATCAACTGATATATTATTATTATCATCATAATTAATAGATACGCTTGTTACATTTTCACTATATCTATTAGCAGGACCATTATGTTGAGGTAATCTTTCTTGTGTTCTCGACATATTGGGTATTCTTTTAACTGGTGCTTTTGGTTTTTTATTGTCAAATACTGGTTCTCCTGAATATTTATAGATATTACTATCTTCGTAATTTATTGCTTGATATTTACCAGTATCTATACCATCAGGACCTTGTCCCCAAGCTTCACTTAAACTACAGAAGGTCATAGATATATATATTTAATATTTTTTAAAAAATTGATATATTTATAATTAATTTAATTAAATACAAATATATTTATTAATCAAATGAATTTTTCAGGCAATTTTATTGATTTGCATAAGGAAGGTGATGTCTTACAATTTGATAACGATACAAAATTATGGTATTTATTATATTCAAAACCATCAAATAATAAGGAGTATTATGCTGCTCTATCTATGGCTAATATTTATATTAATGAAAAATATCAAGGTATGACTTATAATTTACAATATAGAAATAGTATTATTGACCATATTTTAATTAATAAACATTAATTAAATCACCATAGACTAATCAATAAACAATCATTTTATTATCAAAATATTTTCATAGACATTAGGGTATATTCATTCGTTTATATTATTTAAATTATTTCTATGTATATAATAGATAATGAAAACTGTATATTTATTATATATTTCGGCAGGTATTGCGTTAGCAACTATTTTTTATTTATATAAATCACATAAAGAGACAATGAAAAAGATAGAAACAGTTCAAAATTTAGTTTCTGCTATACAACAAGTTCCAGTAATGAAATATAATGATAGTGAAATACAAGCAACTATAAACGCAAGATGTGATAATATTGAAGAATTAATTCATTTTGTGAATGATGACATTAATACTAAATTGAAAACTACTTTAAATTCAATGAATAACCCTAATAGAACACAATTATTAAAAAAAAATGTAAATAAAAATAATATTCCTAAGGAATTTTTTTCAGATTTTATTGAATCTAATGAAGATATTAATAATAATCTTAATTTTAGAAATGTAAATAATAGTAGTAATAACAGTCAAACAAGTGAAAATATGGAAAATAATAGACATCTTGAAAATTTATTTAATTTAGAAGATCGTGAATTTATTCAAACAGAATTTAAAAAATATCACAATGATCCAATTGATATTGAAAATTATAAAGATGATGACCTGTCTGGTTTATCATTATCACCTCTTGATAAGGCAGCATTAGATATAGATAGCGTTCATAATTCTTCTATTAGAATTGAAAAAACCACATTAGGTGAAGTAAATAATGAAAATAATAATGAAGAATTGATTGAAACATTTGATTTAAATAATAAAATAAGTAATGATATTGATTTAAATAATAAAATAAGTAATGATATTGATTTAAATTTAAATTTAGACTTAGATAATAAATCAGTAAAAAGCACATCAAATAATGTAAATCAAGATTCATTCAATAATCAAACAAATACATCATGTAATCATTCTGTTTCGGATAATTCAAAAATTCCAAAATTACATGAATTAAAGCAAATAGCTAAATCTAGGGATTTATCAACAAATGGTAATAAAAAGGAAATAATTCAGCGTTTATTAGATAATGGTTATAATTTTTAAATTTAATTTTTAAAAATAAAAAATATATTATATATATATTTAATCAAATGAAACCTGCTGAATGCTATAAGACCACTAATAATAAGTATTTCAATTGTCCTCCAAGAATGTCGGATGGAAGACATTTTACTGATTATAGACCAAGTTGTGATGTTAATAACTTAATAATATCAAACAATGGAACAACGAGTAACTTTGATTATCGTATGTTTCTTATTGAAAATGCTGAAAAAATCATGGATATAAATAGAATGTACACTGTTGAAAAGAATTCTTGTGGACCATGCAAAGAACCTTATAATGAAGGAACAATGCTTCCAGAAAAAAATATAATTAAATGTGATGGAAATACTTGTAAAAATTCAGTAAATGTTCTTAATGGATTAGGTCAAGGTCGTAAATATTCTGATAAACCCGATTGTGATAAAAATGAGTCTTACCCTAAAAATGTTCCAGCCAGTAAATGTGCTCAATCCCAAGATATATTTGATTATTATAATTCATCAGATGTTCGCAAAAAAGGAAACAATTTTGAAAGATATACTAGTCAATCTGGTGGAACAGCATTATCTGGAGGAGACCCAAGTCAATATTAAATTTTTAAAATTTTTCTTATTCCAAATTATAAATAGGAACATATAATATACTATTTTCTATGAATAATTTATTATTAATTATAACAATAAATTATTTAATATAATTATAAATGTGGTATTTATTGAGGTGGTTTTAATCCCCAAAAATTGCTTGGATAAACATTTTTTTCTGGATATGAGGCGCTTCTCAAAATTTGTTCTTGTGTTCTAACAGGTAATGTTTCTTTACCTTTATAAAAAAGGGGGCTATACCTAGGATAACTACTTGGAGGAGGAGCATATGTAAGAGTTCTAAATGGAATACCATCACCTAATTCAATCTTATAGGTTTTTCCATTTTCACAAATTTTGATATTAACATGGGGTTTAATATAAACTGTTCCTAGACCAGCATAATATGCATTAGGATAATTTACCCGAAATTCAAATTGACCATTATATGCTCTTACTGAACCTTTATTAGGTGTATTTTCATACGCCATCAAAGGATTGGCATAGGGTAATGATGAACCAGCATAACTTGTAGAAAATGTAGGTGGGTTTGCTGCCCAATATGTTATTAAAGCATCAGTAGGACCATTTGTAATACTTCCCTTTACTAAGTATTCACCATCACCATTTTGTTGAACAACACCCTCACATAATAGATTTTCATTAATGTAACTATCAAGACCTTCCATATTATTATAATTCTTATATATTATATATATTTTTTTTATTAAAGCATAGTTAATTTAAAAATTTATTTTTTAGGCATTACTGCTAAATCAATAGGATTAGCCATCATTTCATTAATTGCATCGATTAATTTATCAAATACTCCAAATTTAATAAATACAACAACTGTTAAAATAAATAAAAATGTAATAATAACTAATAAACTAATAAGTATTTTAGTATCACCATACATCTTAGAGTTATTTTCAATTTTAGTTGATATAGCAGAACACCTTTCTTTTAATTCTTTTTCCGTCATACATAATATTGGATTTGCCTGATTTGTTCCATTACGACTTGATGTATTACTATTATAAAAAACATCTCTTTTATTTAAATCTTGTATCTGTCTAGCATTTACTCCAATAATTCCAGTTATCTTTCGATAAGTCATATCACTTACATTGGCAAAATTACTAAATACAATCCAAGTCACATTTTCAGTGCAGGGATAATTAACTAAACTACCAGTATATGTAAAAAAACTTTTTTGAACAGGTATCATATAAAATGCATCCCAATCACTATTCATATTTATTGTAATAGAACTATCTGTTTTTGGTATAAAATTGATAAAATTATCAAAAAAAATTTTTGATTTACTTGACGCCTCATTAACTTCGTATAAAATAGCAATTATAAGTTTTTCTCCACTTGTAGGAGAACGATGATAAAGATGTGCCTCCATAATACCCGATGATTTATCAATTTTGTGACTAGTTGGACTTGTAAACGATATTTTTTCTAATTCAAATACTTCACCATTATATACAACATGGCTTCCTTTATCATATTCAATATAGAAATATTTATTGCTTCTTACTAAATTACATCGACTACTTCTATAGTAAAATAGTAATTTGCATTTATTATTACATGTTTTAGCACTTTTTGTATCCAAATGAATTGGTGATTGATTTGTTCCTGATTTACACATGTCTACCGTATTTTGTTCTGCCATAAATATATATATTAAAAATGGAGAATATCATTTTAAATATTATATTTTATTTTTTAATAACATTTTTATGTTTCTTAATCATTGCTGAAAATTATGCTAAAAATATTAGTAATCGTATCCGCGAAGATTTTACATCTTTCCAACAAGTTATTAACACTGACCCATTTGGTCGGAAACACGCAACTTGGGATAATTTAAAACCTGTTACTATTCCTGATAATGAATTCAATGTTTTAAAATATATTGATGAAGGAATAAAAAAAAACAATTTTAGCACTGTTCAAGATGTATATAAAATAAATTTTCAAACATATAATTCGCGGTCTTTATAATATATTCGGTCTCCTAAGCTATAAAGTATAAAATCTTCAATTTCGACATCATCATTTAATTTATCTCCTGGTTCTATATCCTTAGTGTCTAATACTAGATTATCAGCGTCCCATTTTCCTATAATTTTATGAGTGATTTCTCCACTATCAGATGTCTCTTCTTCAATAACATAATTTGAATTACAAGCAATAAGATATTTAATATATTCACGATCTTGTGAAGCAAAATATGGTTTTGTTGAAAAGAAATAATCTGTATCATTAATGTGTCCTAATACTAATTTACCTCTAGGTTTCTCATAAAACATGATTTTATCTTGTAATTTATTTGGATATTTTTCTTTACTGTCTTCGAATTTTATGTCTACAATATTATCTTCTGTTATTATTTGAATATCTAAGGAAAGAATTCTCGATAATATTTCTAGTCTTTCAAAATAATCGGTTTCATCAAATTGTTTTTCACTTGTATTATTAATATCATACAACTCATTCATTAGAGAATATAGATAATTATTGGCTGATTCATATACTGTAAATTCTTTCTTACTTAATAACTTATTTTTAAAACTAGTAGGCGCCGAATAAGAATAACTATTTGAAGATAAATCAAATGGTTTAAATTTATTTCTATTCAAAAATTCAATTATACTATCCAAAAAACTATTATCCAATCGAAATGCGGATTCAACAATTAGATAATTGTTTGCTTTTAATGTTGCTTGTAATGCGCGGTATTTTTCGTCTAACTGCTTTTCAAACAATAAATCATCTTCCACAACTTTCTGTTTAGACAATAGAATAGATGTTATATATTGATAATAAAACTGAAATATCCATTTATACTCATCATTCCACAAATCATACTTTTTTAGAAATACATCTATCGATTTATGAGCAATAGTATCATGTACTATAAAATTATAGACCAGTTCATAAATAAACACTGAATTATATGAAAATAACAATTCTTTACAGTATTTTGTAAATACTTGAAAACTAGTTTTACCACTTATATCTAATCTGGTATATTCTCCGTATAAGACATTGATGTCTACAAATAATTTTTCTCTATTATCGTACGCATCATATGTTAGAAAAACATTTAACAAAATTTTATATTCATATTCTTTTGTTTCCGACTTGTCTTCTATAAATATTTTATAAATAGATGAATTATAATTAAATTTACTAAAATATGGGGTAATATTATTATATAAATAGTATCTTACTAACATTAATTCATAATTAATTAATAATTTATTTTTACCTATTCTTTCATAGATTATTTTAGGATATGTGTTTATTAATGCTTGTCTTAATTCTTGATTTTGATTAAATTTATTATAGTATCCTTTTTTAAGATATATGCTTTCTAAACTATCTCCATTTATTATATTCATCGACCATATTAGTGGTTTTTTAAATGGATAATTATCAATATGAATATTTAATAGATGTGTTTCAATATTACTAAGAGAATCTATTCCTGTAAAATTATTTGTAAATTTTACAAAAAAATTATTATATTCCATTTTAAGATTAACACTTAGGTCTTCTCTATTATAAAATTGGCTTGCTATGTGATAGTGTTTAATACTATTAAATTCAAAATCATCAATAATAAATGGCATTGATATATCGTCCATTGAAAATATTTGTCGCCAATTAGATAATTGTATATCCATATCATTAGGTAAATCCTTTACTTTTTTTCCAATAACAATATATTCTTGTTTATTAAAAACATCAGTTAAGTCTATATTTGAAAAAAATGTATTTATTTTATCTATAACCGTTATTTTTTTAGGTATTTTTGTATCTATATTTGTATATATTTCTAATCTAGGACGATTTATAATTTCAGGAATAGGTAAATCAATATTAAGAAGCACTAAAACATCAATAAGTATTTGTGTATTGTTTATTTTTTTTATAAGTTCACTAAGATTAATAGATTGACTTAAAATTTCATTTTTACTTTTTGAAATAGAATTTCTTACTGAACCTAAAATCATTAGATCATTTTGTAAATCTTTGTTTTTTTTTGGCATAGGGACTATCTCTACACCCTCATCACCCCCATCAAATTTAATAGTATATTGGCACGCTGTATTATCAATTTCAGTAATTATACCATGTTTTTGATTAAATATAACTCTAGTTCCTGGATAAACTAAAATATTTCCATTTTCATCGACAACATGATTTAATGTTTGATTAACCATAAGATATTCTTTCATAGCATTTTGATATTCAATAGTTTCCTTTTGTGGATTCGTTTTTAACTGTGCTTGTAAATGTTCATATAACATTCTATATTTAATTAATAATTCATTTTCAGCTTGTAATTCTGCGTTAATATTATGAATAGCAACTTGTTTTAATTCATGCGTAATTGATATTAGTTCATTTTCTAAAGCACTTAATTCCAAGTAGTCAAAATTTTTAGTTAATTCACTATCATTTAATTTTCCATTACTAAATTCTGTATATATGTCTTCTTTAAGATTTTGAACAATAGTTAATATTTCTTTAATATCAACAACAATTGGAAGATAAATTATTTCTTTATATGTTTTTTTTGTTTTTGGATTATTAATATTAAATTCAAGGGCAAATGTGTCGGCATTATGATTAAATTCAATTATTCCACTTACAGTAGAATGAAAACTTACTTTAAATTGGTTTAATTTTCCATCATCAGAAACGGCAATCGCTTTTTTAGGTTTTGACTTAGAAGCAACTTCCATTTCTTCTATCTGAGCTTTTTTCTTTTTACTTTGCTTAGGGATTGATTGTTGTTGAGAGAATAAAACATAATAATTTTTTAGTTGTTTTTTAAACAAGTCTACATCTATTAATGGGAAAGTGTTAAAGGATTCCATTTCTTCCATTTATATTAATCTTGAAGAAAAAAAACTTTATATATTATCTAGTGGATTTAAAACCTTTAAATAATATATATATATATATAGGTAATGTTTGATAAAAAAACAGGATTAGCTATAGTAATATATTTACTAATTATATTAGTGATTTATCTATCAAATATAACAAATGAATATTCAAAAGAAAAACAAATATTATTCTATTTTATTTTATCATCAATAATTCCAATACTAATATTCATTTTTACTATATTAATATAATAAAAACTGAATAAAAAATATTATAAGATAATATAAATAGTTTTAAATGGAAAATTCTATAGATCAATTAAATTCACAATTGAACACAGTATTGAGACCACTTTTTGATAATAAAACATTTGTTGCCTCTCTAGCGTTATTTTTTGGCCTTTATGCTGCTAGATTAGCACCAAAATTACCAAATGGTGTTATTAATTTCTTTGATACAATACTAGGTAAATTTTTACTCATTTTTACTCTAGCATTTGTAGCCAGTCGCGATTTACCAAATGCGATGAATATTGCCTTGTTAATTTCATTTGTATTTGTTATCGTGCTAACTACATCTAATTCAAATAAATTAAAGGAACAATTTAAACACATGGGAATGGAGCATTTTTCTATGATGAACTCTTTTAATGAAAAGAGTAATAACAAGACAACAATTTTCCCATTAATTGAAACACTTGAAAATGAAATAGCGGACTTAGTAACTATGTAAATTTACAAAATTACTATTTGTAAACTAATAAAATTAATTATTAATTTACAAATTAATTTACAAATTAATTTTTTAGTTGATAAGATATTTAATTCGTTTTTTATAGATAATAATATATAAAACATTATATTATATATTCTATTATCTATATTGAATGACTGAAAAAATTTTTCCTTATCAAATTATACGGAGAGTTGGTTCAGGTGCATTTGGAGAAGTTTTTAAAGGTTGTCACTTAAATGACCAAAATAAATATATCGCAATTAAATGCGAAAATTCGATAAAAGATAAAAAAAGTAGACTTTTTGATGAATATAATTTATATCGTGAATTAACTACAAATATAAATCATATAGGCATTCCTAATGTTTATTTTTTTGGTAAAGCAACTATTCATGAACCTCCATCAAAAGATAATATAACCGAGATTATATCAAAAAAAAATGTTATGGTATTAGATTATTTAGGTCCAAGTATCGATAAATTATTTACCTATTATCAAAAAAAATTTAGTATTAAAACTGTATTAATGCTTGGATATCAATGTTTAGAAAGATTAGAGTTTATACATAATAATGGTATTATACATCGTGATATTAAACCCGACAATTTTCTTATAGGAAGCACGAATTCCACAAAATCATTAATCAATTTAGTTGATTTTGGGTTAAGTAAAAAATATATTGATATATCTAATTATAAATTTAACACATTTAGAAATACAAAATCGTTTACTGGAACTTATCGTTTTTGTAGTATGCGAAATCATAAATGTATTGAACAAAGTCGTAGAGATGATTTGGAATCATTGGGATATATGTTAGTTTATTTATTTAAAGGAGAATTACCATGGCAGAATATACAACACGATAATAAAGAAATGAGGTCTAATCTTATATTTAAAAAAAAAAATAAAACATCTCTAAGTGAAATTTGTATGGGAGCACCCGATATGATGATTGAGTATATCAGATATTGTCGTCTTCTAAAATATGAAGAGGTGCCCAATTATCAAAAATTAAAAAAAATGTTTACGGATGAAATGGATAAAAATGGAATTGTTTTTGATAATAAATTTGAGTGGCATAATACTTAAATTATAATTTTATATCTATAATAACAAATATATTATATATATAAACCTATGATTAGAAAAAGTCGTAAAAAAACAAATATTCAATTAGGAAAAGGATATCATAATGAATTCAAAAATTTTATTATAGAAAGTGCTATAAATATAGAAGCAGAATTTAATTCATCACCAAATACTGTATTTACACCTGATTGTGATTTATTTACAGATCGAAATTGTTTTAATTTTAATGATATTCATATAGAAAATACATTAGAAGACATAAGAACCGAATATATTAGAAATAAATATTTATATTTACGACCTTATAGAGGTGAAAAAACATTTATTATTGGATGTGGTAATAATCGTTTAGATTGTGCTAATATTACTAATAAAAATAGTAGTGAATGTGAATTATTAAAATTTAATAGTTATCATAATCACAGAGATGCTTATACATTAGATTTAACTCTTGTAGCAAATCCATCAATTGTAGCAAATTTTAATAAAGATTTACGATTGGAAAAAATACCAAATAATTCTTTTAATTTTATATATTTTGAAGGAGGAGGTAATCCAGAAGATAACCCAGATGAAATACAACGTTTACTTAATCGTTATACTACATCAATGTGTATAGGTATGATAGATGGAAAATATTATGTTTACAGTTTTTGGAATGATGGGATATATTATGCTGCTTAAAATTTATCGTATAATAAAACAATTACAACAACCAAAAAGAAAAATGAAACAATAAAAACTTATTTATATATTCTATACAATTAAAATTGAGTAATAAAGTTAAGTGTGTTTTACTATAGCCATGTTAAATATATATTTCTGAAAATTTCTGAAAATTTGATTATTTTATATTTTAATGATAAAGATAAATAGCATTAGATTTCATTGATGGCATCTATATATGTAAAGGATACAAATCCTAAAATCAGTGATATACAATATTTCTTCAATAAAATAGGAACCCGTGCGGATAATGATGATTTAAATAAAATTCGTGAAAAATGTTTACACTATTTACCAATTATTACTAGAGAATATTTGGAAGATATTGAATATGGACAAAATTGGACAAAATTAAAAGATAATTTTAACAAGTTGTTATTGGAAATTGGTCCTAAAAAACCATATGATAATTTCGTAATTTCTCGTAAAGGTGGTATGAATAATAATTATGATTATGAGTTTTTATTTGGAGAATTCAAAGAACCTATTATGAAATTGAAAATAGAATTTAAATTTAATAATAATAATATTACTAAATTACCACAATTTTTAGAGTTATATGATTGTAAAGTAAATCTATGTTCCATTACATATACAGCATATTTTTACTCAACCTATTTAGATAGTTACTTAAAAACAGACGTAGATCTGAATAATACAAAAATTAGTTTTGAAACATATAGTAAATATGTTATAGATATCAATTATAAACATCCATTTTTTAACCTTTTATATTCAAGAAAAGATTTTTATAAAAAGGATAAACATGCGATTGTGCATGAGTCAATAAAAAATTATATTTATAGCTTTCACAAATTATTTAATTTTACAGACATTGAAAATAAAATTAGAGAGCAATATGATAAAATATATTTATTATGGGATAATGATAAGTTTATAACACACAAAGTAGATACAAGTAGAATTAAAATAAATAATATAATTGTAATTAGAGATAAGTATTTTGATGTAGAAGTCAATGAAATAGATTATAATATACGGTTTCGTATAAATTGGGGAAATAATAATGGAATAGCAAATCCAAGATGGAAATTAAGTTATATTAAAAAAAATAATGTAATATTCTGAAATTTTCTTATTTATTGGATTGTATAATAAATAAGAAAATATAGTTTTTTATCAAAAAGATCAAAAAGATCAAACATAGTTGACTATGTAAAGATTAATCAATATATATGGGAAATATTGTTTCTAATTCTGTTTTAGATAAACTATTATTACCACAATACATCTCAATAAATTGTTGACTTCGTTTATCATTAAAACTCTTAATAATTTTTTCAAGTATCATTGGGTCTTGATTTGAAACATTATATATGATATTCAAATGATTTTCTATTGTTACATTGTGTTCATTAATAATGGTTCCATTTAGTATATATTTTGAATTTCCATTTCCACGATTTACTACAATAAATGGTGGTTTCTCTATTTTATCATTATCAATATTAATATATTGTTTTTTCTCCTTGTTATCAAATGTTTTTACACATAATTTACCATTTGTTACATTAGAATTATAGATTAACATTGGTTTTGTATAGTCATTTGTTAAAATTTCCTTATGTTGATTCCAAACGATAGGTCCTGTTTTTACTAATAAACCTAATTCACGCAAATTTGTAGAACCTTTGATTAGAGATTCCATACCTAATGTGTCTATACAGAATATAATATTATTTTTAATGTTCATCGTATAACTTTTTTCTATAGAACAGTTTTTTTTATTTGTTATAATTATTCCAATAGTACCTTGATCTGTTTCAATATAATCTTTGTAATCAGTAAAATCAACTATTTCTAATAGTGTAAATGATTCATAAATATATTTGCGAACATTATTATAATAAGAACTATTTAGAATACTCTTCGGTAGAATAAATGATACGATACCTCCCTTTGGATCAAGATTTTGTAGACATTTTATTAAAAATAAACAGTATAAATTAGGACGCCCACTTATGTAAGATGTATATTCCTTATATTTTTCATTAATACTTTTATTTGTTAGCACCACAAATGGTGGATTACCAATATTTAGGTTTACACCTTCAATGTTATACATCATAAAATCCTCATTTAATATTGTTAGTTTATTGTTAACGATATTATCATTTATTGTTTTGTTTATTTCATTATATATTGTAGTATTTAATTCTATCCCAATAACTACTTTATTTTTGAATAATTTATCGATATCTAATAAAAATTCTCCAGAACCGCAACTTGGTTCAACAATTAGTTTTACCTTGATTTTAAGTGTTTTTATCCAGTGTATAACACGTTCTAGTAGCACAGTTCTAATACTTTTTGGTGTGAAAAAAATGCCGTTGTCTTTTTTTGTTTTTTTATCTAAAGCATTTGTAATTTTTATTGACGCATCGATAAACTGGGCATTCATTTTTAATATTTATATATTTATAAATGTATGGTAATTATATAATTTAATATAATCAATTTTTTATATTAAATTTGTAATATATTTTTGTAAATTTATAGCATATTTACATTATTGTTTTTTTATAATTATAATTATTGTAATTATTTATTTTAGTAGACTAAATTTATTATTCTGATTTAATATCAGTGAATTAATTTTATCTAAAGGTCTATCATTTATTAATGGGGGTTCTAAAATTGTAACCTTTGGCTCATATTCTAATAATTTTTTATCTTTTTCTTTGTTTTCTTTATAACTTTCATATACATGTGCCCATGTTATATATATATATTTATCACTATATGATTGGACTTTAAAACCATTTACATTTAAATTTTTTATCAAAAATTCTGAACATTCTGACTTATCAAATAATGGAAAACCAATTACATAATCAGGTATAGTAAATATACTATATAAATCACCTGTATTACTGGAGAATTCAATTCTTCTATGGCATTGTAATAATATTTTATTAAATAGTTCTTCTTTATAATCCTGTCTTTTTTCTTTCTTTTTTACTAATTTATATATATCCATTATAAATTCATATATATTACTTTTATTTTTTATATTAAACAAATAAATTTACATAATTATATTTATTTATAAAATTGTAAATGTTATAAATATTTATAGGTTGTTAATAGTATATTTATTATTTAAAAATACGCCTACAAGTAGGTTTTAAATCACTTTTAATACTATCACATCCAGCTCTATAATTTTCTATTTCATCTTCGATTTTAGCAAATTCTTCACATTTTATTTTTAATTTATTATTCAAAACTGATTCTAAATTATAAATCCATTTTTTAAGTTTTTCACGACTTTCAAGATACTCTAATATTGGATATTTTTTTAAATATTGATTATACATATCTTGATATCCACCTTTCTCAGGTAAAACTTGTGCTAATGTATTAAAAAATGTATGATAACCATTATAGTGTGATGTCTGTGCTTCTGTTCTACCATTTTCTGGAAATACAAATGCGATACAATATAAAAAATTCCATCCCATAATAGATTGACAACGGGTTTGGCATCGTTCAATCGCCTCATTTGCGTCGGAATACCTTTTATAAATGTCTTCAAATGATGGATTTTCCCATTTTAATAAATTTTGGCTTCGTAATTTATCATTGACTAAATTATGAATTTTATATAACCATAGAGATAAATCTTTTGAACTATCAAGGTGTAATTTAATAGGTTCATATGATATATATTCAATGTAACTAGCACGACAATATATGCAAGGTAATATATTTTGTAAATTTTCAAAAAACAAGCGATATGTTTCCTTATTTAATTCTGTAGGAACATAATTATATGCTATAGTATGTAGTAAAATCCAGGCAGGTGGACCCCAAAATGTAGTATCCATATATATCATTAAGATAAAATAGTTCATACTGGTAAAATGTAAAATTTTATCAGTATAATTTTCATTATATGTATAATAAAAATTATATTTAATTGTAATTTAGTAACAATGATTTAATATTATAAAAAAATAAGAAAATTACGGCACTATAGATTATTAAAATCATATAAAATTAAAATGTAATACATACGATTATACAAATTATTTAAATTTACTAGCATTATTTAATACAAAAAACTTTGATAAGATACTATAAAAGTAGTATTTAT